GGTTACTTAGGTGCAGGTGGTTGGAGCGATGGTAAATTAACTTATTCTACTCAAATTGGAGGACAATTATCTAAATATGTAGGTGAAGATAAAGCTATGGAGCTTATGAAGCAAGTAGTAGATAATTTTAGTAGATTTCACCCTCACCCAGAACAAATTATATTATCAAATCCAGAGGAAGAACCCGAATTTATTAAACCATATTTTGGTTTAAGATTATTCCCATGTTGGCACATTGGTACTGATTATTTACATGAAATAGGTAAAAGTTGGTATGATTATTTAATATCCAAAGGTGTTGAATTCCATTGGGAAACTAAAGTTAGTGATATTAATTTTAAAACAAATGAAGTTACATTTAAATCTACTAAACCAGAATTCGCTAATATGGATAATGATGGTATATTTTATGATAAACTTATTTTTGGTGTAGGTAAATCAGGTATTGATTTTACATCTGAAATAATGCAAAAATATGATTTACCAACAGAAGAAAAACCAGCTCAAGTAGGTGTTAGATTTGAGGCACCACAAAAGCACTTTCAAAAATTAATTGATGTAGCTTATGATTTTAAGTTGTATAGAAAATTAGATAATGTTAGTTTAAGATCATTTTGTACAAATAATAATGCTGCATATGTGGCAGTAGAAGAAACATACGGTGATCACAGTTATAATGGTCACGCTAAAAAAGATAAGTCATTTAGAAATGATATGACTAATTTTGGTATATTAATGGAAATTAGAGGCATAGATAAACCATTTAAATGGGCTAGAGAGTTAGTAGGTAAAGTCCAAGAAAATAGCACTGGTTTGTTTTATAGTCCTAGTAGAGAACCCTCTATAACATCAGAAGGAGTAGATGTATCAGCTACTAAAATAGAAAATTTAGAAGTAGTTAAAGATGCATTTCAAGGATATTTTAAATACATTGATGATTTTATCAATGATATGAAATTAGTATTTCCTACGTTGAAAGACGATTGGGGAATCTATGTACCTGAGGTAAAATACCTAGCTCCTGAACCATTAGTTAATTATTCAGATTTATCCTTAACTAAATTCCCCGATGTACACTTTGTTGGTGATGCGTTGTCAGCAAGAGGGATTTCGGTATCAGGGGCTCATGGTACATTTGTTGCCGAAAAGATTTTGGAAAAATAGTTTATTTTATGTATATTTAGAACAGAAACATTATGGAAAAATGGGAAGCAAGTAAAAGATTAAAAAAACCGGATGGCACAATAGCTGTTGTTTGGGAAGGAAAATTACATAATTGGGATGGACCTGCTTATATCCCTCAAGGAAATGAGAGAAAAGCAGAATATCATATTTATGGAATTAAATACTCTAAAGAAGAATGGAAAGATAGAAGAAGACAAAGAGAAGGATTGCCATATTATAAAAATCAATCTATGAAATCGAAATTAACAGATTATAGAAATTAATGGAAAAAAGAAAAGTAGTTATAGTAAGTGGTTATTTTAATCCAATACATAAAGGTCACTTAGAATTATTTAAAAAATCACAAGAACATGGTGATTTTCTTATTGTAATTGTAAATTCTGATAAACAAAGAAAATTAAAAGGATCTTTAGAATTTATGGATGAAAATGAAAGATTAATGATAGTACAAGCAATTAAATATGTAGGTCATGCTTTTATTTCGATAGACCAAGATAGAACACAAATTGAATCTTTAAAATATCTACATAAACAATTTGGATCTATTTGGGACTTACATTTTGTAAATGGGGGAGATCAAAATAATGATACTATCCCAGAGTCCGTGATTTGTAATGAATTAGGTATTATATTGGTGGATGGAGTAGGAGATAAAGTACAATCATCTTCTTGGTTATTAAATAAATAAATATGAAAATAGGTTTATGTGGTACAATGAGTGTAGGTAAAACTACATTAGTTAATTCTTTAAAAGAGATACCAATGTTTAGAAATTATAATTTTGCTACAGAACGTAGTAAATATTTAAATGATTTAGGTATCCCATTAAATACAGATTCTACATTAAAAGGGCAAACAGTATTTTTAGCTGAAAGATGTGCTGAATTAATGAATGATCATATTATTACAGATAGAACTATTATTGATGTTATGGCATTTACTATGAATGCTAAATCAATTCCCCATCAAGATAAAGATATATTTGAACAATATGCTAAAGAATTTCTTAGAGAATATGATTATATATTTTATATTTCTCCTTATGGTTTACCTATAGAAGATAATGGTGTTAGAGAAACTGATGAACATTATAGGGATTTAATAGATTTTACAATTACTACACTTATTAAAAGATATGCACATATGATGGAAAATGTTGAAACTATTAAAGGTACGACAGAAGAACGAATCCATCAAATGTTGCGTGTTATATCATCTTGATATATTTATAATAAAAAACCCTTATTATAATGAAAAAATCTGCATTAAAAGAATTTATTAGAAACCAAATAATTAGTGAATTATCTTTATTAGAACAAGAGGAAGAAGCTAAAACTGCTGAGGATCAAAATAAAAAAAATGAAGAAACAAAAGAATTAATAAAAGCTAAAGAAGAAGAAGTTGAATTAAAAAAACAAGTTGATGACCTTAATAAACAGTTAGGTATTAAAGAAGAAGAAGAAGAAGGACCATCAAGAGCAGATATTAAAAAAACACAAGGGTTAGCTAAAACAAAAGAAGATTTAGCTAGAATTGAAAAAGAAATGAGAACTTTAGCTCGGGATTATTCTAAAGCTGAAGGTATTGAAAAAGAAAAACTTCTAAATATACTAAGAGATAAAACCAAAATCAAAAAAGAATTGGTTAAATTATTAGATAGAGTATAATGGGATCTAAAGAAAGGGTTGTTTATATATTAAAAATATTAGTTCTAATTTGTATATTAGCTTGGTTATTATATACAGATGAAGAGAATTATGTTGATAGTTATAATGCAAAAATAGAAGCATTAGAACAGAAAGTTGATTCTTTACACAGTATTAATGATGATTTAGCCTATAAAATAGATACATTAAATCTTCAAATTTCTTCTTTGGATAAAGAGATAATAAATCAAGATAAATTAATTAAAAACTTAAGAATAAAAACTAATGAAAAAGTTAAAGCTGTCGATACTTTTAACAATGCTGAGCTTTATAAGTTTTTCACAGAGCGCTATAGATACTACATCGATTCGCTTGGAGGAACCAATAGCAAAACTAGTAATTAAAGATCTAATTACTGGGGATGAAGCTAAAGAAGAATTGTCTATAACTGGAAATAAAATCCAATTATTAGAACAAAAAATAGTCTTCAAGGATAGTATTATTTTTAATTTAAATACACAAATAGATAATGTAAGGAGTATTGTAATGACTAAAGATAACCAATTAGGATTATCTCAAGAATTAACAAAAAGATTACAAGCTGATATTAAAAAAGAAAGATTAAAAACAAAATTAGTAGCTGGGGGAGGTGTAGTAGCAGTATTAGCAGCTCTTTATTTATTAAAGTAGAATGTCAGAAATAAAAAAAGTAATAAGATCTGAATACTTAAAGTGTGCTAAAGACCCAGTACATTTTATGAAAAAATATTGTTATATTCAACATCCACAAAGAGGAAGAATTCAATTTAACTTATATCCATTTCAAGAAAAAGTATTAAAATTATTTAGAGATAATCCTTATTCTATAGTATTAAAATCTAGACAATTAGGTTTATCTACTTTATCAGCTGGTTATTCTTTATGGTTAATGATTTTTCATAAAGATAAAAATATTCTTTGTATAGCAACAAAACAAGAAACAGCTAAAAATATGGTCACAAAGGTAAAATTTATGTTTGAAAATTTACCTTCTTGGTTAAAAGTTGATGCATCAGAAAATAATAAATTAAATTTAAGATTATTTAATGGATCTCAAATCAAAGCAACCTCAGCAAGTAGTGATGCAGGTAGATCAGAAGCAGTATCATTACTATTAATTGATGAGGCAGCATTTATTGATAATATTGGAGAAATTTGGGCATCAGCTCAGCAAACACTAGCTACTGGTGGTGGTTGTATAGCGTTAAGTACACCATATGGTACTGGTAATTGGTTTCATCAAACATGGACAAGAGCAGAGGCATCCGAAAATGAATTTTTACCTATTAAATTACCTTGGTATGTACACCCTGAAAGAGATGAATCATGGAGAAAAAGACAAGATGAATTATTAGGTGATCCTAGAATGGCTGCTCAAGAATGTGATTGTGATTTTAGTACTTCTGGTGATATAGTTTTTTATCCCGAATATATAGAATATTATGAAAAAACATTTTTAAAAGATCCATTAGAAAGAAGAGGAGCTGATCAAAATCTATGGGTTTGGGAAACACCTGATTACACAAGAAATTATATGGTAGTAGCAGATGTAGCAAGAGGGGATGGAAAAGATTATTCTGCATTTCATGTAATGGATGTAGAAAATAATGTTCAAGTAGCTGAATATAAGGGACAAATTAATACTAAAGATTTTGGACATATTTTAGTTGGCATAGCTACGGAATACAATGAAGCATTATTAGTAATTGAAAATGCTAATATTGGATGGGCAACAATACAAGTAGCTATTGATAGAAATTATTCAAATCTTTATTATTCTCCAAGAGGGGATAGTAATAATGTTAATTCGTATTTTGATAAGTACACAGATACATCAAAAATGGTAGCAGGATTTACTATGTCAACTAGAACTAGACCTATGGTTATAGGTAAATTTCAAGAATATATAGCAGATAAAGGAGTAACATTTCAATCTAAAAGATTATTAGAAGAAATGAGGACATTTATCTGGAGAAATGGAAGACCAGAAGCACAATCAGGTTATAATGATGACTTAGTTATGGCTTTTGGAGTAGCAATGTATATTAGAGATACAGCTTTGAAATTTAGACAAAGAGGTATTGATATTACAAGAAATGCTTTAAATAATATAAAAGTTAACAGATCTGCATATAAAGCAGGTTATTTTTCAAGTGGAGCGGATAATCCTTACCATATAAAAACTAAAGATGGTAAAGAGAACATTGATTGGCTCTTTAAATAATATTTATAATTATAATAATAAATTATGGCTGACAAAAGCGTATTTAGTAGATTAAGAAGATTGTTTTCAACTGACGTAGTAATACGAAATGTAGGTGGAAATCAATTAAAAGTAATAGATAGTGGAAAGATTCAATCAATGGGAGAAATTGAAACAAATTCTCTAATTGATAGATATAATAGGATTTATTCTTCAACGAGTCCATCATCATTGTATGGTGCTCAATTTAATATAAATTACCAATACTTAAGACCTATATTATACTCAGAATATGATGTAATGGATCAAGATGCAATTATTGCTTCTGCTTTAGATATTTTAGCAGATGAATCTACTTTAAAAAATGATATGGGAGAAGTACTTCAAATTAGAAGTGCTAACGAAGATATACAGAAAATTTTGTATAATCTATTTTATGATGTATTAAACATTGAGTTTAATCTTTGGATGTGGATTAGACAAATGTGTAAATATGGTGATTTTTTCTTAAAATTAGAAATAGCTGAAAAATTTGGGGTATATAATGTAATACCTTACACAGCATATCATATTGAAAGAATGGAAGGATTTAATGATGAAAATCCCCATGAAATAAAATATAAGTATGCCCCAGATGGTTTAATTAGTTTAAGTTCTGGGATGTTCCCAGTTCCTAACTCAGCAGGCCAAATGGAAGATCCAAGTGGAATTTATTTTGATAACTATGAAATGGCACATTTTAGATTAGTATCAGATGTAAATTATTTACCATATGGAAGAGCTTATATTGAACCAGCTAGAAAATTATTTAAACAATATACTTTAATGGAAGATGCAATGTTAATTCATAGAATTGCACGTGCTCCTGAAAAACGTATTTTTTATATGAATGTAGGTTCTATTCCTCCAAATGAAATAGAAACATTTATGCAAAAAACTATTTCACAATTAAAAAGAACTCCGTTTTTAGATGAAAAAACTGGTGATTATAATTTAAAATATAACATGCAAAACATGTTAGAAGATTTTTATATTCCAATTCGTGGAAATGATACATCAACAAAAATAGAAACAACACCAGGATTAGCTTATGACGGTATTCAAGATGTTGAATATTTAAGAGAAAAATTATTTGCAGCTTTAAAAATTCCTAAAGCATTTTTAGGATATGAAGAAGATATAGAAGGTAAAGCTACATTAGCTGCCCAAGATATTAGGTTTGCTCGTACTATAGAAAGATTACAAAGAATAGTACTATCAGAATTAAACAAAATTGCATTAGTTCATTTATATACTCAAGGGTATACAGATGAAACATTAACTAATTTTTCACTTCAATTAAATAGTCCATCTATTGTATTAGAACAAGAAAAAATAGAATTATTAAAAGGAAAGACTGAATTAGCAGGTCAATTATTAGAACAAGGTTTAGTACCATCTGATTGGATTTATGATAATGTTTATCAATTTAGTGAAGATCAATATGAAGAATATAGAGATTTAAGTAGAGAAGATGCTAAACGTAAATTTAGATTAGCACAAATAGAAGCAGAAGGTAATGACCCAGTCAAAACTGGTAAATCTTACGGTACCCCACATGATTTAGCTTCATTATATGGAAAAGGTAGAATGTATACTAACCCAGGTGATGTACCAAAACCAGAGGAATACGCAGCTGATGATCCTAAATTAGGAAGACCAAAAGTTTCTAATACAAAACGTAATACTCAAGATGATAACTTTGGAAAAGATAGATTAGGGGTTAAAAGAATGAAAGACACAGATAAAAATGATTCTGATTCTATTAAACCTAAATTTCAAGGTGGTAGTCCATTAGCTCTTGAAGATGCTAGAACAGCTTATTATAAAAATCTAGATGTCTTTAAAGCTTTAAAGAAGAAAAATTTAATATTTGAAAAAGATAATACTGAATCTAAACTATTAGATGAAAATCAATTAAAGAAGTAAATTTTTTTTCATATTTATAAATAAATATATTTTTTGATGAAAATAAAACATTCGAAGTATAAAAATACTGGTGTTCTTTTTGAATTATTAGTGCGCCAAATTACATCAGATACACTCAAAGGTGCAAATTCTCCAGCAATTGATATTTTAAAAAAATATTTTGTAAAAACTTCATTAGGTAGAGAATATAAGTTGTATGAGTCTATAATGAAATCTAAAGTTTTAAATGAAGGTAGAGCTAATGCTATAGTTAGTACTATTTTAGAAAATTCTAAAAAGTTTAGTAGATCTTCTTTAAGAAAACAAAAATATAATTTAATCAATGAAATCAGAAAACATTATGATTTAGATGTTTTCTTTGGTTCGAAAATAAAAAATTATAAGGAATTAGCAGCTTTATATACTTTAATTGAAAGTTATAATACAGAACAAAGTACTAGTCCTGATCAATTAATTAATAATAAAGTTACTTTATTAGAATATTTAACTAAAAAAGAAGTTAAGGTTGATGATGTAAAAGAAGATGTATTAAAAGAATTTGACAATTATGATAAAGATACTAGAATTTTAACTCATAAAATTTTACTAGAAAAATTTAATGATAAGTATCAAGATTTATCTAAAGAACAAAAACAAGTACTTAAAGAATATATTAATTCCGTTGATTCAACTCCATCATTAAGAAGTTTTTATAATTCAAAAATTAATGAATTAAAAGAACTACTTTTAAAAGAATCAAAAAATATAAAAGATAAAGCTACTCAGATTAAAATAACTGAAGTATCTAAATTTTTAACTGAATTAAAGAAAACAGATAAAGTAGGAGACGATAATTTAGTTGATTTGTTACGTTATTATGAATTAGTTAAAGAAATTAAAGTAGCAAATGCCATACAAATATAAACTTACTGAAATGTCAAAAACTGCTTCACCAGAAGAAGCAGCTAAAGAATTAAGAAGACCCCAAGATTGGTTTGAAATTGGAAAGGTTACTTATAGTGATGATGGTCAAAGAAAATCTACAGTAACAGGTATTAATGATGAAACAGGAACAATTTCATGGAAAATTGAACAATTGCCTGGATTTGACAAGTTAGGTGAAGAATTAAATGATGTACTAGATACTGCTAAAAGAGTATTTCAAAAAACTAAAGGAGATGTTAAATGGAGAGAGATATATGAAGAAATACGTGATATAAGAAATAAAGTTAGAACTCATTTAAGAAACGAATACCCAGACGAATTTAAAAGAATGCGTAGGTTAAATATTATGGAGGATGATGTTGAAGAAATATCAACTTCTGGTGCTGCTGGTGCTTATAATACTCCATATGCATTTAGGAAAAAAGGTTCAAAACCTGATGATGAAGAATTATTAAAAATGGGTTTTAAACCAGTAAAAGAAAAAAATAACAAAAAACTACCAGTAGTAAGAAAAAAACTAGCGAAAGTACCTAAAGCTGGAAAAACAGCCTATAAATACAAAATGAAAATGCCATCAGGGTTAGTAAGTACTTTAGGTTATACAATGAATGAAAGAATTGATTATGATGAAGCTTTAACACTAAGAGGAATGTTAGCTGATTATGAAAAACAAAGAGAGCAAATGTTTAGAGACATGGAAAATGATCCTTCCGTTGAACCAGAAGGAGGCCCTGTTGCTAATAGATATGGAAATGAATTAAATAGACTTACTGATAAAATAGATAAAGTTAGAAAACAACTTTATGATTATGACATGAATGAAGGTACTTGTGGGTATGATAGAGATGTAAATGGTAAAAAATTAAAAGGACCAGGAGGATTAGGTGAAGATCTTGATGAAAGTCGATATACTAAAATTAGAGATTATTATAAAAAGATAGATAAATTAAAACAGAGTTCACAAAAAGAGTACGAAAAAAGAAAAGAAGCTGAAAAAATAAAAGAAAATAAACAAAACCCAGGTGCAACATTAGGTCCAGGACCAGCTGCAGGGCCTGATGGAGTAACAGATAACGCATATACAAAACAATTTAAATATCGTTTAGTCCCTAAAAATAAGGATGGAACTTACGTACAAAAGGGTTCAGGAATGATAGTTAAGAAATTATTTTAATATGTATAAATATACATTAGTAGAGCAAGACGAAAAAATTGAAAAGTTTCACAAAGAAAGAATTGAAGCTTTTGATAATTTAGAAGCAAGACTAGATAATGTAAAAAAATTATTACGTCAAGGTAAAATTGAGACGATTAAACATTATAGAAATAATCCAAATGATTTTTCTGTAATTATTGGAACAGATTTAATTGGCGATTATTTTAACGATATAGAAACTTTATTAAAAAACGATTGATATGAGCAAATCACCAGAAAAATTACATGAAGAACTAACAAAAAAGTTAGTTACTGAAAATTATGTTGATTTAAAACCAATAAATC